ATATTACACAAGATGAAGTTAAAGAGAAATTCCAAATTACAGATATATCTAAAATGAGCCAATCAGACGTAGTTGGACACATAAAACTAATCAGAATGAACGCACAAAAATTAAAGGAGAATGAATAATTATGATAAATAGAGTTGTATTAGTAGGTAGATTAACGAAAGACCCAGAATTTAGAACAACACCATCTGGGGTAAATATTGCGAATTTTACTTTAGCTGTTAATAGAACATTTACAAACGCTCAAGGTGAACGTGAAGCAGACTTTATAAATGTAATTGTATTTAGAAAACAAGCAGAAAATGTAAATAACTATTTATCAAAAGGTAGTTTGGCTGGCGTTGACGGCCGCATACAATCAAGGAGTTATGAAAATAAAGAGGGTCAACGTGTATTCGTTACAGAAGTAGTCGCGGATAGTGTTCAATTTTTAGAACCTAAATCGCAAACTAACGGACAATCCCAACAGCGAAGTGGACAGTCTAAGCCACAACAAAGTTCTAATCCATTTAATAACGCTAATGGGCCAATTGATATTCAAGATGATGATTTACCTTTCTAGGAGCTGATTTAAATGGCTTTAATTAAGTCTTACATTCAACAAGATGACGGTAAAATAACTGCCGTCATTGAGGATGTTCAATTAGACAACAAGGACTTCTTACTACTAGATAACGGTTTAGAAGTTGAGTGCGATGTGGTTATTGCTGATCCATACAAAATAACTGGAAAGCAGCGAAGAAAAATATTCGCAATGATACGTGATATATACAATCACTATGGACAACCAATGGACTACTTACGTTATATGTTTCAAAAGCAATTAGAGTTCTTGAACAGTTACGAACAGATATCGTTAAGCGACTGTGGAAGGCGACAAGCTAGTGAATTAATCGAACTAATATTAGATTTTATATTCACTCATAACGTGCCTATGAATAAGGCTACTAGCGACCTTTTAAGCAACGATAAGTATTTTATATATAAATCTACGATTAGCCGTTTGTGTGTTATCTGTGGTGCTCCAAATAGCGATTTAGCACATAGATATGCAGTAGGTAAAGGTCGTAATAGAAACAAGATAAATCACACTGATAATCAAGTGTTAGCACTATGTAGAAAGCACCATACAGAACAACATCAAATAGGCATGGACACTTTTAATAATAAATACCACTTGAAAGATAGTTGGGTAGATGTAGATGAAAAATTAAACAAGATGTTACGAGGTGAAAAAGTATGATGTTAGCTAAACCAATAAAGCCTATAGATAGAAAATTTATAGGATACAGAATTGCTTCACTAAGAGCGCAATCAGATAAAACACAAGATCAATTCGGATTATCATATTCGGCTGGAAAAAGTGTTGTTAGCAAATGGGAAAATGGCGAAAACATACCTGGCATGGAGCGTTTGAAATTAATGGCTAAAGATTTTAATACAACTGTTGATTGGTTGTTATATGGAGAAGGTGAGTAACATGGGCGAAGTCCAATGGATAAAACTCAAAGTAGGAATGTTCGATGATAGCAAAATTAAGTACATTGAAGCATTACCCGAAAGAGATACGATTATCACAGTTTGGGTCAAGTTATTAACGCTTGCTGGTAAGTATAACGAACAAGGCTACATTATGTTATCGGAAAACTTACCCTACAACGAAGAAATGTTAGCAAATGAATTTAACAGACCACTTAACTCAATAAGGCTAGCATTACAAACATTTGAAAAATTAGGAATGGTTGAAGGATATAACGGAATATTAAAAATAGCTAATTGGGAAAAACATCAAAACGTAGAAGGGTTAGATAAAATCAGACAGCAAACTCGAGAGAGAGTGCGTAAACATAGAGAACAAAAGCAATTAGAAGAATGTAACGTTACAGTAACGCAAAGTAACGCGACAGAAGAAGAACTAGAACTAGAAAAAGAATTAGAACTAGAAAAGAGTAATACATTGTCGAGTAACTCGACTGTGTATCCGTATGAATCAATAGTTGAATATCTTAATAAACAAGCTAGTAAAAAATATAGATATCAAACAGACAAAACAAAATCACTGATTAAAACTAGATTCAAACAAGGATTTAGTGAAGATGATTTCAAAATAGTTATAGATAACAAAGTAGCTGAATGGAAAGGAACAGATATGGAGAAGTTCCTAAGACCAGAAACACTATTTGGTAATAAGTTTGAAGGTTATTTAAATCAACAAGTAAGCAATAAGGAAAGTACTGATAATCCTTATGCAAATCTATTTTAGGGAGTGAATACATGAATCCCTTTGAAAACTTAGCTAAAAAAGCAGGATTTAAAAACAAACTAGTTAAACAAGAATACGGATTGAAATGTGATAAGTGTGGTCGCACCTATGATTACTTTGAATTTGATACAGGTTACGTAGTTAAAGATGGTTGTGATTGCGAAATGATAGAACTAGCTAAGCAGAAGAAAGAAGCGAATGAAAAACGCATCAAGTCTAGTAAAGCTAATAGCATATTCAAGAAATCAATCATTAATGATGATCTGGCAAATTGCACATTTGAGAATTACAACGCTACTAACGATGAATTAGCTAAGGCTAAAGCGTTATGCGAAAGATACGCTAATAATTTTAACTTAGATAATAAGCAATCACTATTGTTACAAGGTTCATTTGGTACAGGTAAATCACACTTATCAATGTCTATTGTAAAAAAAGTGAGAGAGCAAGAGCATTCAGCATTGTATATGAATGTACCCCAATTGATATCAACTATTAAAGGTACTTACAACAAAGATACAAATCTTACTGAACAAGAGTTAAACAGAATAATAAGTGAAGTTGATCTAATGGTATTCGATGATTTTGGAATAAACATGAATGAATTTGCTACAGGTAAAATGTTTGAACTTATCGAATCAAGAGTTGGAAAACACAATATTTATACCACTAATTTGAATGCGCAAGAGTTAAGTAAAAACAAAGACGCACAAAGAATATTTAGTCGCATGATGTCCAACACTACTCTACTGAATATGAACGGTGATGATTTCCGAATGAGAGGTATAAACTTTTGATAACTATTGAATATGTAAAAGATATGCTAGGCACTCCAAATATAAGTAATTCATACGCTAAGAAGTTTATAGAGTATGCAAACGGAGACGTTGAAAAGCTAAATGATATTTTGTACCTAAAGAAAGCAGAACGCCATACACGACCGGATATAAGCGAGGTGAAGTAAGTGGGATTAAGCACTGAATACCAATTAAAACAAAGTAATAGTAACAAAACTATAGAGGTTATCCCATTGAGTGGAAATAACAATAGAGTATTTGGATTATATAAACATTTCGGCTTAGATGAATACATTATTACCAACCAAAGATTAGAAGAAATAACGAGAGAATTTAAATTAATTAGAGCAGATCAAACCAACATATTTGATTACTTATAGAGGTGATAAATAACTTGAGCAAATACAACGCTAAGAAAGCTGAATACAAAGGAATAACTTTTGATAGCACGGTTGAGTGTGAGTATTACAAATATTTAGAGACTCGAATATATATAGATGGTTTTGATTATATCGAAATACAACCAAGTTATGAGTTGATTCCCAAATTTGGAAAACAACGAAAGACGGAATATATAGCAGACTTTGCGTTATGGAATGAAAATAAACTTATCAAAGTTATAGATGTTAAAGGCATGGCTACTGAAACAGCAAAATTAAAAGCTAAGTTATTTAGATATTTGTATCCAAAGGTTGAACTCACTTGGATATGTAAAGCACCTAAGTACACAGGTAAAGAATGGATTACTTATGAAGAATTGCAGAAAGTAAGACGAGAACGTAAGAAAGCTAGAAGGTGATTCTTATCAATGAAGAAACGGTAACAATAAGATACACAGTTAAATTTGAGAAACGAGTGAAAGCTGTTAGAAAAGACAATGAAGAACACCACGTTTTTATAGACAGAATAGGTAAGGATTTAACAGATGATGAAGCTACAGAAGGCGATGTGCTGCATGTAGATAATATAGAGGAGATGTATTACTGATGGCTAAAAGAATAAAGACGAAGAAAATGAAAGACGGAGAACTATTCTATACATTGATAATCGAAAATGTAGAGTATCTAGTACCAGTTGATGACTATAAGGAAGCATTAAATTTGGGGATTTCTTACGATATGATAAGAAAAAAATTAAAAAGTGGAGTATCTACACTCAAAAATCATATAAATAAAGTTGAATATGAGGAAGGTTTAGCAAGAATAAAACGTGAGGATAGAGAGCGTTCTGAACGCAAAGCAATACGAGAGGAAGAAAAGCAGCGTAAAGAGCATGAGAGATTAGTAATGATTGAAAAAGCTAAGTGTAGAGGTAAGTGGTTCGAACACTTATCAGAAAATGATATTTTTCCGAAGGTGGTTAAGTAGATGAAAATTAAAGAGTTGAAACAAGGGCAGAAGGTAAGGGTTTTTGGAGTTACAGGTTCATATATTGTTGAAGTTATTAGAGTAGTTACTGATATGACACATTACAGAGATATTGCTTATGTTAAAAATGAAAACGGTAAAGAAGGGACATTAACTGATAACCATGAGTTCATGTTATGGACTAAGAGTATCGAGGATAAGACGGAACACATTAGTGATAATAGGAATAAAAGTGTTCGTTGGATTGATAATAATACTTTACAAACGAATCTTGGACATAAAATAAATATTCCAGAAGACATGTTAAAAGACACAAAATTTGATTTAGATAGTTATGTTAAAGGGATTATTAATGAAATGAACAAGAAAGATAAGAGTATTTTTAAAGTAGGGTTAGGCGTCAGTAAACCAACTACTGAATATAAACAATCCAACGACTTACAACAACGTAAGCGTAGAGTAGTAAAACCAAAGGAAATATATCCTATTAAAAACGACACAGTAAACCACCCGTCACATTATAACTATGGTGAGATAGAGATTATCGATTTCATTGAACAGGTAACGAAACATTACAACGCTAACGTAGCGTATCACATTGGTAATGCAATTAAGTATCTTGCACGCAGTCCGCATAAGAATGGTAAAGAAGATGTGGCTAAGGCTAAATGGTATATCGAACGTGCATTTGAGAATTGGGATAAGTAATGCAATTATCCAACACGATAAATATTAGATACAAATATAACACTTGTGGGATGAATACAGTGGAAATGGCACAGTTATTAAAATATTGCGGATTTAAAGGATATTTGAAGTCTGTAAATGCACGTAGCTTTATTGTAGCAGTGTTACCTAAGGATAAAGCACATAACATGAAGGTAATGGAGGGGTTAAGGGATGATTAACTCAGTTAAAGATTACGAAAAACTATCAGAACAATATAACAAGATGCTGGAAGAACGTAATACATTGATAGACGATCTATCTTGGTATAAAGCAAATATTAGTAGTTTGGAACGGGAGAATGAGCAGTTACGTAAGACGTTGATTAAGACTCAAAATTTAGCAGATGAATTGATGGAATATCAAGTTAAATATATTAATCTAACCAACCACATACGTTTGAAAGCAAGTGCCAATCCTGGTGAACATAGATATATAGCGTTGGTAAATTTCATTGATAGATTGGAAAAGGGAGAGAAGTAGATATGGGAAATAGAGAAGATATACACACAGATTTAGAATGTGTAATGGACACTTTGTCGTACATCAAACACAATTCAGAATTTGAAAAGGTTGATGTATTAATCATAAAAAAGCAGTTGAATTGATAGATAGCGTTGCATGGAAATATGAGGAGGACGAGTAGATGAACATACAAGACGCAACAAAACTAGCAACAAAACATTTAGTCACTATGACAAGAAGTGAATGGAAAGACAGTCATAGAGTAGAAGTGTTGCCAACAAATGATAGTTTTTTACAATGTATCGTTATTGGAAGTAACGGAAAAATTATCACGAGATACTGGCAACCTTCTGCTAATGACTTAATAGCTGATGATTGGTTCGTAGATTGTTAGAAAATCAATTTTTTTAAATCTCCGATATCTTGAACTAGTTGTCTATAGTTGTTTTTATAACGATTTTCATTATAAACAATAGCATCATCAGTAAGATTGATTGATGCAATAGTATTACTCGCAAATACACATTTTAAGTAACCGTTTCTGCTCAATTCTCTACAAGTATCTAAAAAGTCTTCCATATGCCAATCATCAAAGTAGTTTGAATGTAATTCTTCGGCATGACCAAAATATTTAGATTCAGATTTAGAAAAGTTATCTTTTCTTTTATCTTTGTAAATTTTGTAGATCGAAATAAGTAAATAGTTAGCATCTTTAGTTAATCCCAATAGTTTCACCCCTTTTCACATAGATAAATAAATTATACCAGAATAGGAGCTAAATAATATGAACGAATTAATAAAACAGGTAGAACAATGGAGTATAGATAAAAACTTAGACAAAGGTAATCCAGATAGACAAGCGTTGAAATTTTATGAAGAAGCAGGAGAAGTTGGTGCAGCATTATCACGTAACAAATTAGATGATTTAAAAGATGGTATAGGTGACACTGTCGTTACATTAATTATATTGGCACAACAACATGGAATGACGTTAGAGGAGTGTTTACAGTACGCGTATGACGAAATCAAAGGAAGAAAAGGAAAGACAATCAATGGAACTTTTATCAAAGAATCAGACTTGTAAGGATAAAGACATACTACAAAAAGTTAAGGAAGTATTGAGGAAATAAAAAAGAGCACTCAATTTGTGCTCCTTGTAGTTCTAATTATTTAATCTAAACATTTTTTTACCTATAAAAAACGCGGGTGATACTAAGATTATCGCAATTAAGGAACTTACTATAGTACTAGCTAAATCCATATTTAAATCATTACTTTCAGTTAATCCAGAAACTATATCGATTAAACCATGCAATAACATTACTGACCAAATATTTTGAGTGAAGTAATAAATAGCTGCAAAGAATACTCCTAGAAAGAAAGCGTAAATGATTTGTGATGTCACTTCTATATTAGATGTACTGTCAAAGTAATTTATGAAATGGGCAAAGGCAAAAATTACTGAAGAAATAATAGCTGCTTTAAAAGGTGTATAAAATTCAAGTAATTTATTAAACAAAATCCCTCTACAAAGT